CAGCGCCGCTGGCCAGTGCTACCTGCTGGAGGGTGTAGCTGTAGGCATCTGCCTGATCCCCCAGCCTGCCTTGCAGCTGTGCCCATCCGCTGTTCAGTCCGTCCTTCAGCCGTTCGTTCAGCCCGTCGATGGACGGCACGAAAATGTCGTACAGCCGCTCCGAAAGCTCTGTCCAGGTATCGGTGGCCTCTTCCTTGTTGCCGAAGAAGGTCTCGAATACGGCCATCCATTTTGAGCTGACCGCGTCCTTGGTGGAATCGATGGCCTGTCCAAAGCTGGTTGCCTGCTGGGCCGCCAGTGCCGCACGTTCTGCCAGCTCGCCGTATTGGCCGCTCAGTTTTTCAAGGGCCTCGGAGCTGGTCATGCCCTTGTTCTTCTGGGTCATCTCGTAGGCCGCTTCCATCATAGAGGCGTACTTCTCAAAGGTCTTTTCCATGACCTTCGTGTTGGCCCACTTTTTGGAAAGGGAGCTCTCAAAGGTGCCAATGGTCACCTCGCCCTTTTTCAGGGTGCCCAGCTCCACCGCTGTGTCAATGAGCTCCTGCTTCAGGGCCTTGGTGGCCGTACCCATCAGGTTCAGGCTCTTCCAGTCCTGAAGCTGCAAATGTCCGGCGCTGTAGCTCTGGGTCAGGTTCCGGATGGTGCTCTGGAACGCAAAGCCCGTTTTGCCCGCGTCTGCGGTGGCGTTGGCAATGCCCATGATCATGGGGATCATCTTGTCGATGTTGCCGCCCGCAGCCGTCATCTGGGAAAGGGCGCTGGTCATCTCGCTGAAGCTGTAGCTGGTCTCATCGGAGTACCACATCAGCTTGTTCAGGTAACCGTTCACCTGATCGATGCTCTTGCCCGTGGCGTTCATGATGGTCTGAACGTTGGAGGTCTTTTCGGTGTACTTGTCCCAGCCGCTGGCCACCTGATCGATGGACAGGCTCTTGACCAGCTTCTCGCCCGCATCCACAAATTTGTTGGTGATGTTCACCAGCGCCGTGGTGGCCACGATGTTCAGGCTCGAGAACTTGGATTCCAGCCGGTCAAGGCTCGTCTGCATGGTGGCAAAGTCCACATTCTCCGCGGCTGCATCCAGCTTCTCAAAGCCCTTTTCCGCTCCCTTGAACTGGAGCTTCTCCATCAGCCGGTCAATGGTCGAGATGGTCTGTTTGGTATTTTTCTCAAAATTTGCGTTGTCAAACCGCATTTCAACAACGCGGCTGTCTACTTCCTGGCTCATTCTGTCCTCACCTCGCCCCATGCCCGTGCTGCGATCCGCTCAAAAATGGGCCGCATCGCAGGGTTGATATAATCCACGCCCTCTACGTATCCTCCGTTTCGTGTGCCGTGTCCGTATTGCAGGATCACCGCAATGGGCACACCGTCCACGATGTTGGAGTTTCTCCATGTAATGGTGATGCTCTCTTTTCCCTTGGTCACCGTGTAGCTCCAGCTTGCCGCCGTCTTTCCCGTGTCCTTCGGGGTCGCCTTCGCAAGGGCCTCCACACCCTCCTGTCCGTATCGGTCCAGCAGCTCATCCAGGCTCAGGTTCGAGCATCGCTTCAAAAATTTCCGGCTCTTCTTCCAGTCGCCCTTCTGGCGAAATACGATCACCTTCGGCATATTGTTTCCTCTAAACAGAGCTCGCCCCTTTGGGGGAGCTCCGCGACGCGCCGCCCTTTGGCGGACGGAGCGGTGAGAGGGCCCTTACCCTCTCGTCTTCAGCCGGGCCTTTCTCTGCTCGTTCAGCATCCGCTGCTGGGCCATCCGGTCGCCCTTGCTCATCTTCTTCGCCGGTGCCTGGCTCTCCTGGCATACCCGGATCAGGGTCAACAATCGGTTCAAATGCCACTTCTCACACTCTTTCGGAATGCCAAAGCTGAACATCTGACAGTACAGCACCTCAGCCGTGGTCTCGGTCCCGCTTTTCCGGGGCGGTCGTTTTGGCCGGGGCTTTCCTTCCGTCTTTCGTTCGTTAGGTCTCGGCTCCCCGCTGAACCATGTTGCGGTCATGGGAGCTTCCATATATTCGTTAATGGAACGGTACTGTTCCCGGGTCAGTCTGGCGTACACTTCGGGGTCTACCCCCTTGGTCACCGTCATGCAGCGGATGTAGTCCAGCCACTGCTCCACGGTCAGCTTGTCCAGATTGCTCAGGAACGGGATGTTCCAGTTGCTTTCCCAATGAGCCAGGGAGAGCAGTGAATGTTCCAGCTTCAGGACCACGGCAGGCGTGTAGACAAATTCCTCTGTCTTTTCGTTCCACCGCTGTTGTCCCGGTATCGTAAGCGTCATCATTTGCTTTCTCTCCCTGGTGTGTGTTCATTGAGGTGCCCTTCTCAGAGCACGCTCCATTTTGAATATTCTTCTAAACAGAGCTCGCCCCTTTGGGGGAGCTCCGCGACGCGCCGCCCTTTGGCGGACGGAGCGGTGAGAGGGGGCATGTTACTGCTCCTCAGTGCCCTTCACGGGGGCTTCCAGCACCTTCAGGCCGGGCTGTGCGTTCACAGGGGCGGCCTTCTTGGTCTCCTCCTTCATGTCCTCCGGCAGGATGCCCTCAAAGAATGCGGCCGCTGCCTCGCCGTTGGAGGCCAGCTTGTAGTACAGGTCGCTGTAGGCCTGGGTGGACATAAAGTCCGCCAGCACTGCATCGTTCTTGATGAACTTCCGGCCGTCCGGGCTCAGCACACCGTAGCTCTTGCAGATGATCTGCTTGAACAGCTTGGCAAGCTCCAGCTGGCTCTGGGCGGCAGTGATGCGGTTGATCATCTGCACAAGGCCGCCCTCGGTGGTCAGCTCCATCTCCATGATCTCGGCACGGGTCAGATTGAAGTAGTAGTCTTCCGTCCGCTCAGTACCGCCAAAGTCCACGGTGGTCATCGTCTTTTTCAGCATTTTTCTTCTCCTTTATCGTGTTCATTGATGCCTGGCTTCTTACACCTGGCCCTCGCTGTCGGTGATCAGCTTGATCAGCTCGTCGGGGGAAGGCAGGGTCGCCTCGGCAGCATCGGTGCCCCAGAGCTTGTCCTGAATGGCCTTCACGGTGGCAGGCTTCAGCTTGGAACAGTCGATCTCCATGTGGCTGGTGGGGCGGTGGCCGGTCACGCTCACGGGGGAGGTGGTGCACTCCCAGCTGAAGGTGATGGCATCGGGGTTGTCGTTGATGGTGGCATAGCTCTTCTCGCTGGGGGAAGCGGTGCTGTTCCACGCAATGTGGATCTTCTGGCCCACCTCGTCATCAACGTCGTTGCCCACGGTGGTCACCCAGCTGAAGCCAAAGCCCTGGCGCTTCTGCTGGCCGATGGAAGCACCCTTGGCCACCTGTGCGGAACCGTCGCAGGGCTCCCACTCGGGGGGGTAGGTGTAGGCTTCGATGGTGTAGCCGTACTCCTCGGCAGAGCGCAGAGAAGCATACTTGATGTCGTCAGCGTAGAGCTTGGTCTCCTCAGCGCCGGAGGGGCTCTCGGTCACGGCGGTCAGGCCATTCCAGGCCACGCCCTTGTCGTAAGCGCCGGTGTTGTTCATGGGATACAAGACACCCATCTTGGTGCCCATCTCGTAAAACTTTTCGCCGACCGCGTCCCAAATTAATCTGGACATATAGTTCCTCCTTAGATGTAGATCGTAAAAACGGTGTGGTATAACCCGTCCGAAACAAAAGAGCGGTCGTAGGTGCATTTCGGCAACACACTTACGGCCGCTTTGATCTTGCTGTCAGGGTCTTTGTCCATCACGGTCACCGTGTAGAACGGATGCTGGATGTACACCCTGTTGTTTGCATGGTTGTTCCGGATCCTGGTTTCGCTGTACACGATGCAGGGATACTGGAGCTGGAATCCCGCTTTCGGCTGAAAATAGAGGTGGATCGACTTTCCGTTCTCCTTCAGCACTTCGCGCAGGAGCGTGTCAACCTTCAGCCGTGCTTCCATTCCAGAGCCCTCCCAAAGTCAGGATCAGGCGCGGGTATTGTACCTTCACGCCGGTCACCTGCCATTTCTGTCCCATAAACACCGCATACCGGAGATCGTAGAGATGGTCGTTTGCAAACGGGTCCGCCAGAACGCTCAACTGGTTTCCAACCGTGATGTCGGGGTTTACCTTGTCCCCCATCTGCATCTGCCGTCCAAACTCCAGCACGTCCCCGTAATAGGTGCGTTCCGTCATCTTCTCGGTAAATACGCTGGGGGCGGTCTCCTCCACCTCATCTGCAAATCCCAGCTTCCCGCAGTATCTCATCTCTTCTCACTCCATTTTGATTTGTTGTGGCTAACCTTGAAACCTGAAAAGATCAGGCCTCGTCCGCAGCCATGGTGCAGGTGGTGGCGGTGGTGCCGTCGGTCACGACCACACCGGCAGCCATCAGGGCCACAGGCAGGTAGGTCTTGTCGGCAGCCATCACGATCAGACGGCCCAGCTTAAAGGCCTTCTCCACGTCAGCCTTCTTGGCCTGAACCTTGTGGGCCTCGTCCTCGTACAGCTTCTTGTCGGTGTGCAGGTAGGCAACGTAGTTTGCCACGTGCAGGTCATAACCGGTCTCGTAGATGGTGTTCAGCATATTCATATCCTTTCTCTTTAAGCAGCCCACTCAACAGCCATGGCGCTGAACGGGGTGGTCAGAGCACCGGAGCAGCGGGTCTCGATCAGGTACTTCTGGGCGTTGAAGTCGATGTCGAAGTCGTCGAACATGGAAACAGCGCCGCCCTTGTCTGCGCCCACGGTGTAGTCGGCCAGGTTCACGATCAGGCAGACCAGGTCACCGCCCTTGGCACCCTTGCGGCCCTCCATCTCGGGGATGGTCACAATGTTCTTCACACGCAGCTTGCGGGCCAGAGCAGCCTCGTCAGCATACAGCGGGTGGCCGATGCCGTCCTCCAGCAGGAGCATCTCGGTCAGAGCGTCCTCGGTGGTGAACAGGGTGGGGGTGCCGGAGCCGCGGTACTCCTTGCGGCTGCGCAGGATCTGCTTGATCAGGGCCTTGTACTTGTCCTCCACGGTGGTCAGGCCGGTGGTCTTGCACTGGACCTTGATGGTAAACAGGTCGCTGTCGTTGAACACAGGACGGATGCAGTTCTCATCGATCTTATCCTCAGAGGCAGCCAGACGGCCGTCACCCAGCAGGTAAGCCAGAGCCAGCTCACGGTTCAGCTTCAGGCGCATCTCCTGCTTCAGCCATGCCACAACGTCAAAGCTGGTAATGTCGATCACGTCATCGCGGTCCAGCTTCTGCTTCTTGTACACGGTGGTGGGGCTGGTGGAGCGGCGCAGCAGGCCAAAGACCTCTTCCTTCTTGAAGTTGCCCTTGATGTAACCCTTTGCGCGGGCATCCTCCTCGGTCAGGTCAGCAAACATGCTCTTGAACCGGCTGAAGGGAATGTGGTGCACAGCGCCCATGACCACGCTCACCCAGTCGTCGGGCTTGTCGATGATGCGGGGCGTGGTGTCCAGCAGGTGATCCTCAGGGAACAGCCAGTCGATGTTGTCGATGCTGTGGGCCAGCTCGTCACTGTCCATGCCGGCATCCTCAAAGGCAGCCTTCATGGTGCCGTGGCTCTTTGCGGTCTTGACCACGTTGTTGATCTCTTCGATGCTGTGCTTCAGCACAGTTGCGTTGGTATCCTTGTCGAAAACATTCTGCTTCACGGTATCGTCCTCCTCCTCGTCATCGTTGTCGCCGCCTTCCTTCTCTTCCAGGGCCAGGCCCACCAGAGCGTGGCAGCACTCTTTCTGCTCGTCGGTCATGCTGTTGTAGACCTGTTCGAGCGTCTTGCCTTCGTTCTTTTCATCCGCCATTTTGGCTTCCTCCTGTGTTGCTTTATCGTCGGTCACGGCATCGCCGCTGTCCGCACTGTGTGTAAGGTCTTCCAGCGGGTTGCCCTCGGGGTCCATGCCGTGGGTCAGGCTCAGGCCGTCCTCGTTATAAATAAAGGCCTCGCCGCCCTCGTAGTCCTCATCGGCGCTGTGCTTTACCACCTCGTCGATCAGGGCACCCGGGTTGCATCCGGCCAGCACCAGGCTCACTTCCCGGATAAAGCCGTGCTTCACGGTGCTGCCCACCTTCTTCAGGCCGTTGGCAAAAATGGAAAAGGCGCTCAGGTCGCCGCTCTCCACGCACTGTCTTGCGGTCTTGCCGGTGTCGGTGTCGTTGAATTTGGCATAGCAGTACACGCCGCCGGGCCGGTTCTCCAGCAGGCAGTGGCCGATCACGTTGTCCACGTTGGAGTGGTCGTGGTTGTACACCATGGGCACAACCTTGCCGCTGCACTCCTTAAAGGCATCCTGCGCGATCACCAGCCCGTCATAGCACCGGACGTTCGCTTTCGTCGCCCAGCCGCTGCAATCGTAGTCAAAATTAACCATTTTGATTTGCAATACTCCTCTCTACGGCATCCCGCCCTGCCGTGATCGTTTTGTTCTGCGCCGCAATTTCCTCACTGCTCTGGCTGATGTTTGCATTCCGCAGTTCATCTGCCTTGGGGTCCTTGCTGGGTTTCATGCCAATGGCCTGCCGGAACTCGTTGGAGGTCATGATCTCGTTGCGGGTAAACTTGTCGGCCATTTCGGCAACGGCGGAAACAGGGGTCAGCTTGAACGGGTCACGGAAGTACATCACGGATTCCCGGTTCGCCCGGTCGTCCTCGGTCAGGAACTTCCGCCGGATCTCGTCCACGGCAGCCGCCACAATGGGTTCGATGGTGCGGTTCTCGTAGTTGGTCATCACAGCATCGGAAGCAGTACCGTTCATGATCTCCGGGGTGATACCCAACTGGCTGTATGCCATGTTGGTCAGGTACTCCACGGTCTTCAGAAGGTTGTTTTCGAGGCTGCGGTTCAGCTGCGTGATATGCTCCGTGCCATCGGTGTAGGCAATGCCGTATTTGGAACCGGCGAGCTGCTGTTCGATCTGTGCCCGCCGTTCTTCGGCCTGTTTCTTCCGGGTCTCACCCTTCACAACGTAGGGCAGCTGGATGATCAGGTCGAGCTTGCCGCTGCCCACCTGCTCGTCGATCACGTCCATCAGGTTCAGCTTCCGGATCAGGCGCTGCACCGTGCCGTTGGGCTCGTTCATCACGGCATAGAACGGGTTCTCCACCAGGGCCACCTGTGCTTTCGGCAGGGTGATCTCTTCCTTCCGTCCGGTCCGGTCGTTGTACACTTCCAGCCGCACGTCGTCCGGGTACCATTCCAGCACCCTTCCCACCCGCATGGATTCGATCCGGGTCTTACCGGTCTTCCCATCGTAGTCCACGTCAATGGGCACCAGCGCAATGCATCCCTCGTCCAACATGGAAAGGAACATGTCATATCGCAGTGCCCGGCCCGTCTGGTCCTTATTGCCGGAAAGGTTCAGGCAAGAATTAAGGCCCGAATCAACGGTTTCGTCGTAGCGTCCGTTTTCATCGAGCCTTACATGATTGATGGTAATTGCCGCAGCGTCCATTGCAATGCGGGTGTTGATGGCAGTCATGATCGTCCGGTCATTGCTTCGGTTCAGCCTTACCCGGTCGGGCCGGTAGCTGTATCCTTCGCCGCTTCTTCCGGGGGGATCCCGGTTCAAAAACGCATTCCAGGCGTGTCTCAGTCTGGAGCCAAAGGTTTGTGATGCCATTTTGATTTCCTCCAGACCTTAACTGTCTTTCTTGTCGTCGTCTTTCTTGTCATCGTCTTTCTTCTGCTGGTTTCCGCCAGCGCTTCCGCTCACAATGGCGTTCGCCAGATCAGGGTTCTTGAGTTCCTTCGTGATGAACTGTTTTGCTGCGTAGCTCATAGCACCGGAAGCGGCCTTGGTCAAAAACTGCTGGGAAGCGTTCGTCATTACGGTCTTCACAAAGCTCTGCCCGCTGTATACGTCCTTCCGCAGCTGTTTCACGTCCTTCTGGAGCTGGAGCCGCTCTTTCTCGGCTTTCAGTTCCTTGTTGGGGTCGTCCGCCCGGATGTTGGTCTGCCCCTGAAGATCCCGGTACTGCCTTTCCATTTGCAGCCGGTTGATCCGTGCCCGCAGCTCCTCGTCGGAGTAGTCCTCCGCATTTTTCCCGGTTCGCTTGGGTGCATACTCTGTCTTGGGCTCCTGCGCATCCTCACCGGCGTTCCCGTCCCCGGCATAGTGTTTCCTGCCTGCGGCCGTCAGGGTACCATCCTTGTTCTGGTACCGCCGCACACCCCACTTCATGCCCTTGATGCCCCAGTGGTATAGCTCGTCCTTGTATACCTGCATGTTTATCTCATCACCTCAGTTCCGCTTGAACAGGCTCTGAACCCGCTTCCTACCGTTCGACAGGATTCTGGAAGCACTTTCGTATGCTTTATTTGCCTGATAGATAGGCTCATACTTATATTTGTTTTTGTTGCCAACCTGCTTCATGGTGCTCTCAAAGTTAGTCGCGGCCTTTGTATGATTATAGGTTTTTTCCCGAACTTCGCCTGTTTTCTGGTTCTTGCTCGTAACCGTAAGTGTATCGCCAATGGCAATATAGGTTTTATGCCACTGATTTCGGTTGTGCTCAGTCTTCGCTTTCAAGATCAGATCATTGATTTTTTTCTTTCCGCTCTTTACGGCAGACTGCACTTCTGCTGCTTTTTTGTTCACAGCATTCTTCGCTTTCCGCAGATTCGGATGGTCTTTCACGGTTTTGGTATGGGCAGTGACGCTCGCACTGTCCGCAGAAATGCCAGTAGTACCGCCAAACTTGTCAGAAGGAGTTCGCACGGTATCAACCCCGCGGCTTCTTGCGCGCTCCATATCTCTTTCTGCATCGCGCTGACTTACCATCGTATTTCCTGTGCCAGTCACATAATGCGTCGTTTTTCGATCTTTCTGACCATACGGAACACTGATTTGAGCAGTCTTGTCCTGCCTCTTCCGGGTCATATATGCGCCATATTCTCTTGCATCATAGAAATAACGATACTGGGTATAGCCAAGTCTGTTTTTACCAACAGCAATGCGGGCATAGTATTTGTGCCCCTTTCGCTCTTTTCCCAGCTCGCCATGCGCCAGATAGTTCCAATAATCGTTCACTTTTCGCTCCTTCCTGCGATTTACAACACTTATCGGCCGTGCTATACTCTTCTTATCGAATATTTTCGACAAAGAGGAGTTCTTATGGATACAGTTATTTGCCCCAACTGCGGACATGAATTTTCGGTTCCGAAAAAGAAAGTTTCATCCATAAAGTGCCCAAAATGTAATATGGACGGACTTGAGCTCGGTCTTGATTATTTCGATGAAAATGATGAACCTAGAAAATCTTTCTTCAAAAGACATCCTAAAGCTACTGCCGCGGCACTTTTTGCCGGATGGCTTGCTGGAAAAGGGATTCTGTGGTGGTTGAACAATAAAAACGAACTCTTATCCGGTCCTGTTCAAGGAGCTGATTCTTCTGATGAACTCCCAGCCGAGGCTTCCTGCGAGACAGTAACTGAAGGCACATCTTCGGAGTTGATTCCGATTGATTCCGAAGAGGCCGCCCAGAGATTAGTTCATTACAATCTCAACAAACGCAGGCTTCCTGAAAATCAAAGAGCATCAGCAGCCAAACGGGAGGAAGCTAATGCCCTTGGGATCGATATTGGAACCGAATATACGATCGTAGACCCATATGATCGACAAAATCGAAAAAAGACTTCGACCTGATCACTCAAACGCATCCCGGTTCTGTTTCCACGCCACGTAAGCGTCCATCATGGCAGCCACAGCATCGATCTTCTGATCCTGCCGCTGTTTGTAGAGTTTCCGGTTGCCGTTGGTGTCCACCAGCGTAATGCAGTTGCCCATGGCAAATTGCATCAGCTGTTCGTCGAACAGCAGCTTCCGCTGTTCGCTCAGCTTTTTCAGCTCACCCAGCGGCACGCTTTCGGTCTTTGCACCCTGGATCACTTTCACAACGCCAAAGGTGCTGTTTTCATCGCCCCAGCGCTTCACGAACTCCTGTGCGTTGTAGGGGTCGTAGCCAAACGCCCGTACGTCGTACTCGTTCTCCATGATAAAGTTGTCCAGGTCATCGTACACCTGCATCATGTCCAGAACCGTGCCGTCAAACACGAACAGGGTCCCTTCCCGCATGAACTCCTCATACTGCTGCCGTCTCGAAGCCGGAAGCTGGCTGAGGGTATAGGATGTGATGTAGTCCCGTGTCTTGACCCCAAAATATCCGTTGGACAGCGGAAACAGGAAGGTAAAGGCGCAGAAGTCGTCGCCCATGGAAAGGTCCGCGCCCATGGCGCAGGGCATCTGCCAGAAACTTCTCTTCCTGTGACACAGGGTCTCCTCGTAGGGGAAGAAATAGGTGTAGCCCTCCATGGGCAGGTTGAAGCGCTTGGCCAGAATATCGTTTCGGGCGCTGGGGGATTTCTCCGCACGCTCCACATCCAACTGGTAGGTCTCGTAGCTCACGGTCTTGCCCAGGTTCGGGTTGGCCTTCAGCCACATCTCCGGCTGGCCCACTTCCTCAATGGAGTCCAGCTTGTAGTACCAGATGGACACATGGGGGTTGACGTACTCCCCTTTCAGGATGCTCATCAACTCCATTTTGATGTCGTCGCCGCAGCCGTTGCGCACCGTGCCCTCAGAGGAAGCCGCCACGATGAGGTAATTCTCGTTCTTGGCCGCGCCCTGCTCAATGGCACCAATTGGGTCTTCCCGGATGTCGCAGGAGAGCCACTCGTCCACGGTCGCCACAGTGTCGCGCCGTCCTTGCAGCTTCTCAATGGTCATCGGGCGCACTTCCAGCAGGCTGTTGGTCAAAAAGTTCTCAATGCCCTTCTTGGTGGAAGCCATCTTCACTCGGTCTGCCTTGGAGCCGGTGGTGTTTTGCAGGCTGCCCTCGGTCATAAACTGGAACACCGGCCCCTTTGCCCGCGCCAATGCGGTGCGGAAAGGTGCCAGCACCTCCTCGGCCTGTTTCATGGTCGGAGCGGTGGTCAGCTGCTGGGTCGTGGTGGTGTACGCCGTCAGGAAGTACGCCTGCAAAAACTCCAGATACATGGTCTTCGCGGCTGATCGGGTAATGATGAGGTATTGCTTTGTCACCAGCCGCTTTTTCAGCCGCCGGGTCTCGTAGTGTCCGCCGCCTCCGCGCTCGTTCGGCACAAAGACGCTTCGTTCCACAAAGTAGTACCACCCAAAGATCTCTTCCGCCCATAACTTGAAACTGTCCAGCAGCTTCACGTCGGTGCCGTCGGTCAGGGTCAGCTCATCCTCGCAAAAGGAGATAAAGCCGTTCACTGCTTTGTCGTCATAGTAGATGCCCGGGTTGGCGATCAGGTCGTCGATCCGCTCCATCTCCATGGCAATTTCCCGGCATACGGGTATTTCGCCACGCATCACGGCCTCCCGAAAACGGCCGTAGTAGATCGGCGTGGCCGTGTTCGATAATGCCATTTTGGTTCCTCGTCTTGCTCTGTTTCACTCGTTCAGGCTTTGGGCCGGTAAAAGGGCTTGTCCAGGGTGTAAAAGCATCGGATATCCTCCGGGCATTCGCCGGTTCCCTGTCGGGTGCATCCGTTGCAGATATCCTGCGTTACCCGCCCAAACCAGTCCTTTTTCTCCGGTGTTTCCATCCAGTGCTCCACCCATCGTGCTGCTACTGTCCGTCCCATGTGTTGTCGTGCTCCACGTTCAGCCGCCATTCCATCTCGGAGGCGGTATTCTTCAGCGCTTCCATGGTGGTGCTGCTCTGGGGCGGGTCAAAGCCCAGCAGCCGTACCTTCACGGCCACGTAAGCCTTCACCGCTTCCACCTTCACCGGGTCGGCAACGAACTCCGTCCATTCGTTTTCTTTCCCGGAAATGGCATACCCCTCGCTGGGGCCCACCCCCATCTGCACCAGTGCAAACAGCGCCATGTTGATGTACATGATGATGTCCGCGTCAAAGTCGGTGCACTCCTCGGCAATGCCCAGCAGCTTCTTCACGCTCGTCAGGATCGAATTCATTTTGATTCCTCCTCGGCATCGCCATCGTCACCCATAATGTAGCTCAGCATGGCGTAATACCAGTCCTTCTGGGCCCTTGCCAGCAGATCCAGTTCGGCCAGATGGTGGGACGCACCGTCCTTCCCCATGGCCGCTTCTTTTTGTGCACTCTCCTCGACCAGCTTAGCCAGCCTCCCCGCATCGATCGCCACCTGACCGGGTTTCAGCAAAACGAGGTCTCCCTCAGCACTCGGAGCAGCGTTTTGTGCGGTCACAGCATGATTCTCATCCCTCCGCGGGACAATCTTCATCCCATCAAACGTGATATCCCCGGCCCGTGTTGCCCGCACCTGCTGCCCATCCACGTTCGTGGCCAAAGCATCGTCAAAGTCAAAGCCCCTGTTCCGCGGTACAGCCGTATAGCTCTGCTGGAGCCCGGCCTCCGCAATGCCCACGTTCGCCCAGAGCAGTGCCTCGTCCAGCTTGGTCAGCGCCAGGCTTCTCGCGCGGCTCGGTGCAAGGTGCTGGAGCATCGCCTCTGCCTCTTCCAGCTTCCGCCGCAGCCCCATGGCGTAGTCCTGCTCTCGCCGGTTAAATGCTTTTTTCTGGTACATACTCATTTCCTCCACTGGATATCAGACTTTCTTCTTTACATACAACATATGGATTGATATACTTATCTCAAACGGTATTTCTTATACTTCGGAGGCAATATATGCAGTCTTACACCTGTCCAAACTGCGGTGCTCCTGTAAAAATGGATGACCACGGTGCATTTCTCGAGTGTCCTTATTGCGGATCACAGTTCAAGCCCGATGATTCTTTATCTGATGAGCCAAGCAGTCGTCAAACGGATTCGGACGATGATAACGAAGAACTCCACACCTATGCAGAAATAGTAAATCGCCATATTCCAGAATTTTCGGTCACCGAATTTATCGATAGAGCCAAGCATATTCTCGAAAAAACTCTTGATTTTCTCGGCAATCACGGAATGTACATCCAAGTCGGTGTCGTTTTGCTTTTTGTCGCCTTAGCCATTGTCAGTTTCTTCTTGTAACTTATTCATGTTTTTATCCATGGGCAGGTGTCGCCCGGTCGTCTTTCTCCGTCCGGCAGCTTCGGGCCCTTTCCCGTTCCGTAATGGATCACCTTGTGCGTTGCCGCCGAAACACAAATGGCGTTCTCCGGATCAAGCAGCTTTTCGCTGTGCTGGAGAACGTCATTTTTTGTTATGGGGTTTATGTGGTGGATGGAGATCTTCGGTCGGATCGGCCTTCCGTCC